CTAACCCAAAGAACGAACTCTGCATCTGTCCACCCACCGGCATGTTCACTTTCACGATGTCCAAGTGACCGTACCCCTCGTTAGGCTTCAGATTCGAGTACATCTGGTTCACACCGTTGATAAAATCCCGGATAAACTCGTCTTCTGCTTCGACATCACCGATAATCTCTGGGGGCATGAAGTCTTTGAGCTTCTCAGAATCGATCTCAAAATCTGCACGTGCCCAGCCCTGCGATTCCAAGACCCTCCGAAAATCGTTCATGACACCGAGCATCCGTACAACATCCAGCGGCGCGGATTCCAGCATCGACTTGCCGAAGGGTTCATTCGGTCCAGCGTTGAACGGCACGTACATCACCGTTGGGTCCTCTTGTAAAGATACCCATTTCCCGTTCTGCCACTGACCTAACATCCAATCGTTGCCGACTCTATGGAAACGCGCGACATACGGGTCCATCACTGCGATGTCCATCGCTATGTCCGCGGATTCGTTGAGTTCGAGTTCAATGAACATAGCACCGCCTTTGTAGATACCGGCGAAAATCCGATCCAGAATCACATCGAAATCGTGGTGCTTTGTCTCCAGCCGTGCAATAAAGTCGTCTATAACCGGTGTTGCACTTTCGGGTTCGACTTGGTAGTGCCACGATTCATTACAGTTCCGCAGGAAATCTTTGTACGCCTTGTTGACCTCCGGTGAGATGCTCGTCACGACTTTCATGAATTGGTCTACAGGCAGATGGAGCAGCTCTTCCTCGGTCCAGTTCTTCAGCTGCCAGACACTCCGCGTCCGTTCCGGTGGCGCGATATGGTACATCGTCTGCGATCGGATCGGATCCTGCATCGAGACACGCCCCCCAGCGAGTGCCCGTGTGTTCCGCGACCGAGCAACGGCTGCCGGGTTTCTACCGAAGATGCGCCTATTCAAGCCTTGAAGTGTCCGTTGTAGATTCATTTAGTGGTTATCTTCTCATTGTAACCGAGCCGTGAACGACGCGTCCGGAGCCGACGCTCTGTTTCTTCTTAAGACTCCGCACCAAATAACTCGTGCCATCGACACCGTGATCGTCGCCAACGGTATCTTCATCGTCTTTATTCGTGCCTTTGCGTTTCTCGTTGTAGCTCAGACTCAGAAACTCATCCGTGACTTCAACAGGACGGTATTCGTCTTTGAGGTCTTGATCGGGTGGATGCACCAACCGGTCTCGCAGGAACATGATTGAAGGTCGTCCATCGGGTTGGACTTTCAACCGTTCCTGGACAGCCTGGATTTGTGCGACTCTGTTTTTTACGGGTTCATTGACTCGGAAGCCGGCACGCTTGAGCTGCTCAACACCGTCTTGGTCAGCGGAATCGACTGCGGCATAGTGGATACGGTCATAACGGTCGCAATTGTCTTTTATCATCCGTATCAGATCGGGCTTCGTCAGTTGTGTCTTATAGATTTCCTTGTAGGCGTATAGCCTATCATCTGGCGAAAGTGCCCACCAGATCACGCTCGATGGGTTTCGGGTCCCCCAGTCCACACTCAGATACCGTTTCCAGTTCGGCATAATCGTTGCGTCAACGATATGCGTTTCCGGCTCAAACTTCTCAAAAACGAGACCTTCACCCGATGCCCACAGACCGAGAAACCCGCGCTTGAATCGTAGACCCTCAAGATTTCTGAGTTTCTCGACACGCCGTAACCCGCTCAGCGTGAACAGATCCATTATCTTATTGAGAAGCTTCGGGTCCGGGTTATTCTCAAACTCACGTTTGAAATCCGCGAGTTTCTCGGAGTGCTGGTCTATAATCTCAGGATTGTCCAAAAACGACATCCTGAAATATTCAAGTTTTTTCTCCTTCGCCTGTTGACGTATCCAGTGATGCGGCACATTCGGGTTACAATCGCCGACGAGTGTTGCGATCGGCATGATACCGGCACGTTCGGAAACCCGTGCTGTGAGTTCGTCCCACGCATCAAAAGGTACAAGTTCGGCTTGGTTGACGAACCCGGCATCAAAGAAATCGGATAACAGGTTCTGCGGTTTATCCAAGCCGTTCATGTAGATCCGGGTGCCGGTTTCGTATTCAAAGAACTCCGGACGCTCGCCACCGAAGCGTGTAATAGGTGTCGGGTTCGGATCATCACGGCTTGTCGGCTTGTAACCCAACAATTTCTCGTAACTCGGGACGATGTTGCGATACACACGGTTCAAACTCCGATGCACAAACGTCATTCGGGAGCCGGGGTACTTTATTGCTATTGCGTGCATGTAGGCGAGGAGTCCGTAGGTTTTACCAGCGTCGTAAGTCCCACCAGCGATTTTCACGCTTGCACGTGTGTCCCATAAATTCCACATGCGGGCATACGGACGATAATGTCCAGGCCCGTATCCAATAACAGATGGTTTCTGCATCCGTCAAACCGTTATCTCCTTTTCCTCTTCCTCAGAGAGATCCTCAAGGGTTGGGAAATTATCAATCAGTTGCTTCGTTTCGAGATCGAAACTTCCAATGACGCTGACTTGCTCCTCAACCGGTGCATCCTTAAGTGCCTCTTTCTGTTTCGCTTCGGTTTTTGCTTTGGCATCTTCCTGCGCTTGACGGCTGTTCGTATCGTAACCGACATGCACCAACGCCCAGCGTTTCATCAACTTATCGGCGATCATGGTTAACCATTTGAAGTTCTCGATAAATAGGAGCTGCTGTTGAAAGTCTATCTTTTTGGAAACCATGTTTTGGAGTACCCAACTCTGAAAAAGCACTAACACTTCGTCATAGGTATTCATCAATGTGTTGATGGTTTTCTCATTGTCCTCCGCGGAGCGTTCGTCACTGGAAAACTTTTTGCGTTTTTCATTGAACTGTGCTTGTGTGTCTATGGATACGCCTTCATCGTTACCACTATAAATGCCTTTCTGAATTTTTCTGATTTCGCCGTTTTTTTCTAATTTGCCGAGTGCTGAAGACGTACCAGAAACGCTTGCACCGATGGCTTCAGCAATTTCGGAAGTCTGATGCCTACCAGGATTGTTCGCTAAAAAACTAAGGATTCGTTCTGCTATAGTGATGTTCTTCATGGTTTTTTCACACGTTTTTTCACGGTTTTTTTATCTGTTTTTTATCTGTTCTTCACGCGTTTTTCACAATTTTTTATCTGTTCTTCACGGTTTTTTCTAAAATTTGGACTATCGGGCATCGCCAAATGACGAACCCAATTCAGGGTCTCCATTTTCATTTTTCTTGATACTCTCAATTATAATGGGGAGCAGATAGCGGTCAGAAGTGGAATTCGGTGAGAAAACAATAGATACGCAATAGATACGCAATAGATTTGAGTAAATCGCCTATTTCTGCTATACTATTCTTGTTATACTAAATATATACATATATTCTATCCTTCGCGACAGGAGACGAAATTGAATCTCAAATTGCATCCCATCACGTTTTCCCTTACACTCGATCAAATTAAATGGTTGGAAATGCAGCACGAAAGAACAGGTTTGAAAAAAAGCGGAGATTATCCGACGCGCGCTCGACGATTATGTTGAGGCTGAAGAAACGAAAGAACAGCGCCGACTGTTCTCACCAGAACAACGCAAGGATATTAGAGAAGTCGCACGCCGGAAAGCTATCGGAGAGGTAGAAGTCGTCCGTTCCGCAGTCAATAAGGAACTGAAGTTCTATAAAAAATTGTATGGAGGCAAGAAAAAATGAAAGACCGAATGAATGTCCCGCAGGAATATGAACCCGTTTTACCGGGGAAAGTCCAGGAACATATCGAAAAGAAAAAGGCAGCCGCAGCATCGGAAGGACAAACGATCTGGTATCAGTGTGTCGATCTACCCAGCTATTGGGCGAAAGGTGGGCATAAAGGTGGTGAGCAGGAGGGTACGCTCCGAGTGGAAGCCGTGCTGACGGACCCCAATAACGAAGGCGCGCTCATGGTTACCTTCCAAGACAACCGACTCTTCAGAATCCAAGACGGCGCAATGCTACCAGCAAATAGTGGCCAGTTACCAGTAACCAGTTAAGAGAGCAAATATGATAGAAGGAACGATTTGTGCAAGATGTGGCGAGGAATTTGACTATGATGCACCACAGCACTTACTACCGGATGAAAGGGCATACGAAATATCCGTTAGACTTGGATTAGATGCACCTTTGCTTTGTGAAGATTGTCACCCTGACCCTTTTAACCATGATTATCATTGTGAAAACTGACAACTGGAAACTGGAAACTGGAAACTATTATGACTGACATCCGTACCCAACTCCCCGAATGCCCGCTTGAATACGAAGTGCCATTCATCCCAGCGACACACACCGCACTCGTTATCGACATCAACGCCACAGATATTGAGTGGCAGGAAAAGATGTTACCTTGGACCCTCGCCAGCCTGATCAATAACACCGACATCGTGATGGAAGGCGTACATCCTTATATAGCATGCGAGGACGGGACCCGGGACCGCATCAAAAACGCTATCTCAAATTTCGATTTCCCTCGCGATCTTGACCCAATCATCAACAGAACCACAGTGCCTAGCATGTGTGACTGCTACCACGCCTACAATACTCTTGTGTTGTTTAACGTCAACTTTTGGGCGTTTCGTGATGAGAGGAACATCCACAAACTCACAATCAAAGACATCCTAAAATACAAAAAGTCGTACCAACCTGAGCCATATCCCGATATTTCTCAAGTATCACCCGACCCACAGCTCTATGACATGACGCACTGCACCATCGAACAATTCCGCCACGCCATCAAACACCTCATGGGCGCACAACTTGCGATGAAAGTCTAATATGAAATCACTCAATTACGTCATTAATACAAGGAGCAATCAATTGGAGCATATACCTGGACATGCACCCAAAATGAAAACCGATGCTGCGTATATAGAAGTAGCAACATCTGCAATGAGCAATATAGAAGCAATCGGTAAACAACTCGAAAAATTCACAGACGATTTTAATATTAGGGTCGCATACAATCAACTCTTCAGCGCATATACGACGCTACAAGTCAAAGTGAATAGGTCCGAAACTAACAACTGACGGTTTCCATATTATGCAACACTATAAAGCTGACATTTCAATAAGACGTATAGGCGTAACAACCGCTCCCAATATCCCCTGGGATCATCTCGCTGTCCGATTTTTAAGTACACTCCATCGCGAAGTATTCAAAGCCGCAGACATCACACACGCCCGCCAATCTGCGATAGATCTCATCGAGAACCCGAACCTCCCCGAATTCCAAAAAGTCTTAGACTTCTACTTTGTTCCCCACAAAACGCTTGAATGGGGCGACTGGAGCGATCCTATTGAACCTGAAAGCGAAACGCAAATCCATTCCTGTAGCAGCCACCCCTATCTCGTCGGTGTATTCCAGTGGATCGTCATAGTCCTCGTTTACGAAGTTTAGCACTATAATGGTTTTCAGTTTTCAGTACGCTGCGCTTTCAGTTATCAGTTAAAAGAGATATTTGATAATCCTAAAGTCTCTTTCTGACTACTGAAAGGTTTTTCGCAGAAAACCGTATTCTCACTGCAAAGCAAACTGTTTTCTATTGCGTATCTATTGCGTATCTATTGTTTTCCTACCAAATTCCCATTCTAACCACCGCGCACTCCCCTTTATAATTGTCTGTAAGTCATCTGAACCGGGATTTGTGAGATTTTAGAGATGACCAGGACAAACCTCTCTTATCTCGGTAATCGCTTCAATTCCATCAATCATAGTTCAGAATTTTTCATCACAACCGTAGTCCGTAATGTAATGGAGGACGGCTGGACGGAGTAGCACTTCACGGTTGCGACTCACCTAACCGAACCGCAAGGTAATATAAAAAAATGGCGAAAGTTATCCTGAAAACAGACCAAACCGCAACACCGGAAGCCGATATCCTCGGCGAAGACTGGTACGGCGAGTACCAACTGCTTTGCACAACCTACGCCTCCGCTGCAGTCACGCTACAAGTCCGCCCGCCCGGCGGCACTTGGCAGAATGCGAGGTACGACGGCAGAGAGATTCGGCTTACCGCGGCAGGCGATACCTTGGATGTCAAACTCGCGAAAAGTTACGAGTACCGGCTCAGCACAGCAACCGCAGGTGCAGAAGTCTACATAGCGGCACATGATCCGCATGGGAGCTAAATATGATACGTGGTGGGATCGTTGGCGGACTTTATGGCAAAGGTGGCGGCGGTGGTGGGAACAATCCTATCTCTTACTACTACGGGAAAAGCCAGACAAAGCGCGTTGGTGAAAATTATACACCTGCAGGCACAGGCAACAGCAGACCCGCGGAGTTCAAAACAACTGCGGACGAGGTGTATAACGGTGGGAAAAACGATCTGCTGACCATCACAAATGGAAGTGATGAATCTGACATGGACTCGACAACCGCACGTCCTAATAACGCCGTCATCCAATTCCCCGCAGGAAGGTATGATATTATCTTTCAAGGATACTCTGAAGATCAGTTTGCGACATCATTCAGAGTCGAATTACGTCAGATTCAATCAGGAACAGACGACCTCGTTCTCGTAGAAACCCCTGGATATTCAGGGGCACCTTCGCCTGCACGCACCGAATATCTACTCAGCTATCCCGACTTTGTCATTGATGAAGGCACGGAAAAATTCTATTTTCTGTTCCCTATTGGCGGTAATGACAAAAGAAGCCATTTCCTACGCGTCGAGAAAGTAGCATAAGCATCCCATGTAGGAGCGAGTTTCGCTCACGATCTTCTGTAGGAGCGAGTTTCACTCGCGATAAGGAGGCACACTATGGCAAAAGAACGTATCTCTTCAAGTGTACAGAGACAGACGAAGCTACGGGTACAGAAAGCCGCCAAGGCGTTAGGGCTTTCAGAATCCAAATTCATCGAGCAAGCCGTCGAAACCGATCTCAAGAAACTCGACATCCGGGTTCAGATACACGAGGCACGCAGACAACGTGACTGTTTTAAAGGGAAATACGAGGAAACCCAGGAAGCACTCGCCGCAGCAGAAGCAAAAATCAAGGCACTCCAGGAGCGAGGGCTATTTGCACGACTCTTTAACCGTCCGCCGAGGAATGGTTATTAGTTAATGGTTAATGGTGGTTGGTTAAGAGTGCCTCGCAGTGAGAGTTTCCAACAACCAACAACTAACAACCAACAACTATTATGCTACATTTCAGATTCACCTGTCACCAGTTACCAGTTACCAGTTACCAGTTAAAGAGGGTTTCCGATGAAAAATAGTGAACAACCGTAGCGCGTAATATAATGGAGCGCGGATCTACGGAGAGAGACTTCAAACCACCAACCCACCGCATCGAACCGCAAGGAACTATAGAAAAATGGCAAATAAACGACGGATTGGCGGCGATTCTTATATATTTATCGGTCGCCAACTCAAATACGGGAAACCCATCATCGGTGAAAATGTTTTTGATGGAGCAGCCCCTGAAGCCGCGAAAGCGAAACTCATCCGAAACCATTTCGTGTTCACCCGGAACACACTCGACCCGACCGCAGAAGAAACGGAATCCGAAAGCATCATCGGCGGTGGCGCGACCCCAGAAAGCATCATCTCCAAACGCGGTGGCGGCGGCGAATGGGAATTTGAACTACTCCCCGACGACGCGATCCACATGCTGTTAGGTTGGTTCAACCCGACCGCACTGCCAACAAATGACGATGTAGACGATCAAGCGATCCCCGCTGGCAAAATCGGTGCCCCCAGCAGCAATATCGTGGAAATAGACAACGCTGATAAAACGGCACTCGCAGACTGGCCAGGCCAATTGGAGATCAACTTATCAGGTACCCCTTCGGGTGCAGGTAAAATCCGCGTCTTTGGCCAAAAACGCGGCTCCCGATCCAACGATTTCAATACCCCAACCACCGAAGAAATTGCATTCGCTGACGGTGAAAAGAAAAAGATAACCACAGATTTCTATCACCGCGCCGACAGATTCATACTCGATTGGGGCACAGGCACCGCGCCGACAGGCATAACCCTCAAGTTCCTCCCGGATACGAAATGGGCAGCCTTGACACTCAACGAAAACAATAACCCCTTCGATGGTTGGTCCTCTCAGATGATAAAGGCATTCACACCCTACGTCGCTTACAATATCATCCCGAATCTGTTCCGGTTGTCGATCGGGGCGAATATACGGCTGCTGCTGGGACTGCTGGCATCTTATGTCCAGGAAGCGAGAAGCCTTGCCGATCCGACCGTTCTCGCGAACACTTTGGCAAATTTGAGAACACCTACTACCGGGATCCTTGCAAAGTATCCACGCAAACCGCTCAACTTTTATCCGAGCCTCGGCACAGCCGTCGTCCTCGGAGAACCCGACGAGAGTCTCGAGGACCTTGTCGCACGCATCGATGGCGATCCTGATGATGCACCCGATCCGATCGCAGTGACAAGCGTCGATATAGAAGGCAACCATAACTATGTCGATCCCGAAGGCTTTACAGGCGATCCGCTTGCCGGTCAACCCGTAACCAGCGAAACGGAGGGACGCACCGTCACCGTCAATGCCGGCATCTACCATGAAACCGATGACGCTGCCGAGGATAACGAGACAGTCCACTGGCAGGACATCTATTTCGAGAAACGGAAGGTGCCGATCGTTATCCGAAACTATAACTGGTTGTCAAACGGTCGACAGGTACTCGTCGAGAGCCGGTTCCCGAATTGTGGATTGACAGAGATTCCCGGACTGCCCATCGAAGGTAGAGGCTCTGTTACACGGAACCTCGCATTCCAAGCCAACCCGTCCGTCGGGGCTACGACACCGGATGAAATCTCGATGCGCTTTTACTCCGAGGAGGGTTATAAAGAGTGAAAAAAATGGAAGACATCGCGGCAAAGGCTGCGACGCAGACGTTTAGGCGTAAAGAAGTCGAAGGCGAGTTGAATTTCATCAGCGATTTAGATGCCCTTGATGCTGCCCTGGAAGCAGATAATATCGTCTGCCGGTTCAATAATCCTGATCCAGAGGGTGAGCCGATTGATTTTGAGATGCGGCCCATGACTCCTGGAGAAACAGCCATCTACTATCAGACCCTCCTCGGTCATACACTCTTGGAAGCTGCTACCGAGATGCCGAACCCTGACAACGAACTTGAAGCCGAACAAGCAGAACGGCTTCAAGACGAACTCACTGTCAAGAAATATGACGCGAAACTGTTAAATATCCTTGAAGGGTGTATCCAAAGCCCAGTGGGTGTTACTGTGGAACGGATGAAGAAATGGGATCCTTTTTATATCACATCACTCCATAATGCATTGATGGGAGGTTCACGACCGAGCAGATCGGTTGCCCGATTTTCTGACGTGGATACAGCAGGAGGAGAATAGAGACGAAGTCCTTGCCCTCTATTACACTGCGAAAAATAACGATAAGCAGCCCAGTTACTACGCCTTCGGTCCCGATATACCTATCCAATCCCAGTACGAGATAGATTTGTACGTCACTGCCATTGGCAAAGAACACGAAGCGGAACTTTTAGAGGAAGAAAAAAGACAATCAGAATCTAAAATCTAATCGGATGATTGCCATTTCTTGACCCATCTGTAAATTGTGGTTTGAGAAACGTTTGAAAATGTTGCTAAGAGCAATTTTCTTTTTGCTGTTAGTGGCATATTCAAGGGTAGAGAAAAGAAAAACTCTCGTGCAGCAGCATGATCTGGATGCATATTGGCTTCAGACATTTTACGGAGAGTTGCTTCAGAAAAAGTTCTACCTTTGTGGGCTTCAGACATTTTACGACGAGTAGCCGCAGTATGCCTTATACCTTTATGGGATTCAGAGAGTTTGCGACGGTGTGCCTCGGTCAATTTTCTACCTTTGTGGGCTTCAGAGATCTTACGACGCGCAGCTGTGGTATGCTTTCTACCTTTGTGAGTTTCAGATATTTTACGACGCGCAGCCGCGGTATGTGTTTTACCAAAGAAAGGATGATTTTCACCTTTTCTTTCTTCAGATATTTTACGACGCGTCTCCTCGGTCGGTATAGCGTGGTTCCCTCCAGAATTGAGGTTATATCCGTGAGGGGCAACAGTGTTAAATTGAGCAATATATGCAACCTCTAATTCGGGAAGAAATTCATCAAAGACGTTTGCCTCAAGAATTTCATAAGTAAAAGCGTCTTTGCCATACTTCTTAACGGCACTTGCCAATAACTGATTGCCGCGTCCAGAAAGGTGGGCTTTGATTCTCCGTTTTTCAGGTTCATGGATAGAGATACCGATATACTTCTTTTGATTCACAGTGTTGATTATCATGTAGACGTAGCCCATGCGGATACTCCTTTAGGAAGGTGTGGGCGAGCGGACCCGCCCACGTTGGTTTTACAGACACACGAGTAACCGCGTATCGGATGCGGAAACGGCGTTATCAGAAATGAATGGACTCAGCGTCAATCTGCCGTTCTCAATACAGACAAGGCGTGTGCTTTTACCGGTACCGACAACGAGATCGCCGGCAATATTGATTCTGGCATATACTTTTGAATAAATGCCGTCAATGTAGTTCGGAAAGAGCCACCAGTGGTAGCCTCGAAGATATTGGTTCTCATACTGGACAGGACGAAAACCGCGTTGGCGTTCTGCTTTGATACGCAAGTGAATCTGTGAAACGTGAAGTTCCTCCGCAATACAGACGGCAGGCGAGAACCCGCCGGGAAGTGATCTGAAATGCGCGAAAGTTGGATGCATCATGATGTCAAGCTCCTTAAAAATGTATGGGGACATCGCGCTTGACATTTCAACAGGAAGGTGTTAAAATAAAAATGCCAAAGCAAGATGTCAGTTTCCACACTGTGTTGATTGTTTTTGGTACGGGAAGGGTTGCACCCCTTCCCACTTAGCCCTTCTATTGTACCACTTTCCCCAAAAAATAGCAAGAAAAAAACGATGCCTAACACGCTTTTGACATTCGATGTCGAAGATCGCAGAGCCCGTGCCGCTTTTTCGCGTCTCAAGCGAGAAGTGGACGCGCTTGAAAACGAGTTCAATACCACGCGCAGCCAGGCAAGAGAGGCGGGCGAAGCGATTGACCAATTGGGGGACCAGTCCCGTAGAACGGCAAAAGAGGTTGACGAACTCGGCGATGAAGCACAACAGAGCAGCACACAAATAGACCGATTGGGTGCCGCCGCGAAACGCAACAACGCTGTCTGGCGGGATACAAACAGTAGGCTCCGAGATGCGCGCGGTAACTTCACAAGTGCCGGTCAAGGTGCCGAGTTCTTTACGAGATCGTTGAGCGGTGTCCGCGGGGTGCTTACAGGGTTAGGCGCAGCACTCGCCGCACGCGAAATCTTTGAATTCGGTGCAGCGTCTGTTCAAGCCGCGGGCAAAATGGAGGGGTTACTGCGCGGACTCCGAGCGATTGAAGGCACACAGGCAGATCGCAGGCTCCGGGATTTCAACGAGATCGCCAAGTTGCCGGGGTTGAACACACCGCAGATTATCCGCTACTCTAACTCGCTTCGTGCCGCGGGAGCTACGGCTGTTGAGGTTGATGCCATCATAACCACGTTTGGACAAAGCATTGTCGGGTTGGGTGGTAACGCCGCAGATACCTCACGGGCGATGCTGCAGTTGACCCAAGCGTTCGGTGAAAATAAGATCTCGCAAGAGAACTTCTCTACCATCAAAGAACTCATCCCCAGTTTCAACCGGTTAGCACAGGAAGTCTATAACACCGACGGTTCGATGGATGGCTTGAACAAGCGGTTCCAAGCCTCCGGACAAACACTCGGACAGTTCCTTTTGCCGATCCTCGCGAAACTCCGTCAGGAGATACCCGCTGCACCCGTCGATTCTTATGCCCGTTCTGTTGACGCGCTCCAGGAGGAATTCAATCAACTCCAGATCGCTATCGGCGAGAAACTCCTCCCGACGGTCTCCAAAGCTTCACGTGGGTTCGCTGAACTCTTTGATAATATCACGAATTTCATTCAAGGCACAAACGAGGCGAAGCGATCCGTCGAAGACTATACAAGCGCGCTCAGGAATGCTACCGCTGCGGGTGCTGTCAATCAGGCTTTCAAAGACCGGATCGAATTCCTACAACAAGAGAAAACAGCACTGGAAGCCGCGGCACGGGGACGCGCGAACTTTTTCAGGTTCAGAGGACGCGATACGGATGCCGGCAGACGCTACAAGGAAATTACTGCTGAACTCGAGCGTTTACAGGCCGCACAAGGCAGTGTCGCATCGCAATCCGAATATCTCCAAAATGTTCAGGACGGACTCGTAACACAGGCGAGGGAACTGACAACAGAGATTACCGAGCTCAGGAACGAAATCGACGGACGCACCGGCAAGTCTGTCCTCAGACTGCGGCAGCAGCTGAGCGCGAAAAGAGCCGAACTCGCAGCACTTCAAACGCAACTCGCAACCAACGCCAACGCTTTACGCGCCCTAACTTCTGCCAATACAGCCACCGCAAAATCTGTTGAAACGGCTACACGCAATACTGAGAACTTCGCCCTAACGCTGGCGAAACTCAGGGCAAATGCCGAAGATACACGGGATGCGCTTAACATCAGTATCAATCCACAACAGTTAGCAGCCGGATTCCAAGCAGCACTCGCCGCCAGCAACGCCTATTACAATGCCCGTATCGAGAAAGCACAAGAAGCCTTAGCAGCAGAGACAGCAGGCACCGAGGCGTATAACAATCTTCAAACCCGAATCTTTGAACTCGGTAGACAACGGCTGCAAGCGGAGCGACAGATCACAGCCGAAAACCAACGGCTACTGCAACAGCTCTCACAAGAACGGATTGACGCTGCCAACGCTGTTAGTACTGCCGAAGTCGAGGGTTTCAAAGCCACAACACAGGCTGCGAAAGCATATACCGATCAGTTTCGGGCACAGATCGACGCAATTCCACGGGTCAGCAGCCCCGATGCACAATACGGAAATTTCACCTCGCAACTCAGACGCGACTTTGAGGAAACGGAACGACAAGGCCGGAGCTTACTCAGTGTGATGCGCGAAATTACAAGGTTCCAGTTCGATCGCTTCGATCTCGATGCACGTATCCCTGACCCCGATCTCCGAGGGATTGAAATAGATGAACGTATCGCCGCGGAAGCACAGGGCGCAGAAACGATCAACACGATTCGGCAGCAGGCTGCCGAACAGGGCAGGCAATTCCTTGAAAGGATACGCCGAGACGAACAACGCGACATCCAGCGGAGTCTCAACGCAAACGCAAGACAGTACAGACAGTTCTCGAATTTGGTGTCAAATACCTTTTTGGATTTGGCGACCGGTCGCGTGCAAAGTTTTCAAACCGTCGCGACGGCTTTTATACAGCAGTCCCTTCGGATCGTATTGAGAGCCGTGCTTGAAAATCAAATCTTGAAACGCCTCGATGATGGGTTTACGGCTTCCAAAATAGCAAATATCAATAAAATTGCGGCGGCACAACAGGCAGCATCGGCAGCCGGACTCGGCAATCTGCCGGGACTCGGTAATTTGCCCGGACTCGCAAATATCGGCAGCTTGCTCGGAGGCGGAGGACTCGCGCTTGGGGCATCTGCTTTACTATTCCCTCAAGAAATCCGAAATACCGTGGGTGGCATCGCGGATACTATTGGTGGACTGATTGAAAATGTCGCGTCCGCGCCGGATAGGGCGTTCGGGGCGCAACAGGTGTTCCTGAAAATCGGGGAAAATGAAACGAGGGAAATTACCGATTACCAGGATGAACTCCGCGAAGAAGATAGGCTTTAGATTCGCTTACAGTTTTTCGGTTGCTTTCCCAAGGGTGTTGAATAGGCGAGGTATCCAACTGACACTCCACTCCACAGAAAAGTCATTGCAACCCTTTTTAGAATTGCATCGTTTTATTTTATCAAGATGACGAAATGAAAGGATATGACGATGCAGAAAGTATCACTTCAGCAAGCTGTCCAAATGACTGGGAAAAGCGAATCAACGCTCAGACGCGACGTGAAGAAAGGTAAGACCGCTACAGATCGTGATGAACGCGGGTATATGATTTTTGACGTGGCAGAATTACAACGTGTCTATGGTGAACTGAAAAACACTGGAGACGATGCCCCGTCAGTTGAACAGAGCAATGACAACGGAATGACCGAGCCTGACAGTGCAGAGGTTCTCGCGATAAAGGACAATCAGATTGTTGATCTGAAGTCTCAACTCGAAAAAGCAGAGATGCGAGAGACGGCACTCATCGATGAGAAGTCAAAACTCCTGGATCTCTTGGCCGCGGAGAAAGAAGAAAAGCGGGCTTTGATACCCCCACCCGAAGAAAAAGAGAAATCGCGGAACTGGCTGCTCCGGCTGGTTGGTGCGCGATAAACCCCCTTGCTAATTTTCGCCTATCTGCTACACTCTTTAAATCCAGTTTTGGGTGGCATTGCTACGAGACGGCAACCTAATACCGTTTCTGCCACCCTCCCTCTGTAGCAAGAGGATAAAGGACTGGTCTGGGAAATCCAAATATTTAATTAGAAACGAGGCATGTTTGCCACGCTCAATCATAACCACTTACCATGTTCTTACTGTGGTTGGGAATAATTTAGAATCCTATATGATGAAACTCT